AAGGATGCTAACGCTTTCCTTAACGAGATTTCTCCTGAGTTGAATGAGCAGTTGTCTCAGCCACAGCCTCCAGCACCAGATCAACAGGCTGAAGTAGCTCAGATGTTGGCTCAGGTAGAGCGTGAAAAGACCGAAGCTAAGACTCAGATCGAGGCTGCGAAGCTAGACCTAGAGCGTCAGTCGTTGGAGGCTGAGTTTACCCGTAAGGGCATGGAAATGAGCATGAAAGCCCAGCAGCAAGAGGCTGACATGAGGATTCGTGAGGCTGAGTTAGCGGTTAAGCAGCTACAGGCTATCTTAGCGATGGACTTGGCTGATGAGGATACGAGAGCTAAACAGGCTGATATTGTCCTGAAGGCGATTAAAGAGCTAGGGAATCTGACTGCATGAGTAAAGCATACTGGGCTGAGATACTCTTGAAGGACGAGAACTTTCAGCAAATGATGGAGGAACTCCGATCGCAAGAGATTGCCAAGTTCGCAACTAGCGATTATGGTCAGTCTGAGGTTAGAGAGTCTGCTTATCGTCAGTTGAGGGCATTAGAGTCGATTGAAACGTATCTCGAAGGGTTAGCGTCAGACAAGCTAATTGAGGAGAAGCGGTTAAAGATTTTGTAACCCGTTTCGGGCGGTTCCCGATATAATTTAGGAAAGAAAAGATGAGCGATACTCAAGGAACGACACCGGATTCCGGTAGTCCAGAGTTGAATGTAGGTAGTGCAGCTGACGCTATTTTGGGTCTTATGGGTGGGGAAGAAGGCTCCGAACAGGAACAACCTGAATCTCAAACCGAAGCCAACGATAGCGAAGCCGAATCTGAGGAATACGAAGCGCAAGCAGACGATTCTGATGAGGTAGAACAAGAAGATGAGCAGGATGAGCAAGAGGAGCCTCAGACGTTCCGGGTGAAAGCAGCCGGTGAAGAACGTGAAGTAACCCTCGATGAGCTTATCAAGTCTTATCAACTTGGCACAGACTATACAAAGAAATCGCAAGCCGTAGCTGAAGAACGTAAGGTAGTCGAGGCTGAACGACAGCGCATTGAAGAAGCCAAGTACCTACGAGACCAGTATGCGGAACGGTTGCAGGTTATTGAGCAGATGCTCAACCAGCAGCCAGAGACAGAGAATCTGGACTATTTGAAGGAAAACGATCCTATCGGTTATGCCGTTAAGGTCGCAGAACTAAGTCAGCGGGAAAAGCAGTTAGCTCAAGTTCAGGCTGAACGACAGCGAATTGCGATGCAGCAGGATCAGGAACGTCAGGAGCAGCTAGGGTCTGTGATACAGGCTGAGGCTCGTAAGCTGGCAGAGGTTATTCCTGAATACGCTGACCCGAAGCGCGGTGATGCGATGAAGCGGGAACTTAGGGAGTTTGGACTCAAACTAGGATTCTCTGAACAAGAGTTAGCGGGAGTTTATGACTCTCGTGCAGTTCTAGCGTTATACAAGGCGATGCAATACGATAAGTTGCAAAGCTCGAAACCTGCCATCACGAAGAAGGTGAACGAAGCCCCGAAAGTTATGAAGTCGGGTGTAGGAAAGAGCAGAGACAGTAACGAGGAACTGAATAAGTTAAAGGCGCGAGCAAAGCAGACCGGAAGGGTTGCTGATGCCGCAAGAGCATTTGAACGATTCTTATAGGAACTATCATGCCTACATTTACAGCACATACCGCTATTGGTCAGCGGGAAGATTTGACCGACATCATCTATGACATTTCCCCAACGGAAACCCCGTTTATGTCATCGGTTGGCAAGACTAAAGCAACTGCCGTTTATCACGAGTGGCAGACTGACTCGTTGGCTGCTGCTACTACTGCTAACGCAGCGATTGAAGGTGCAGACGCTACTTCGGCTACTCTGGCTCCTACCGTTCGTCTTGGTAACTACACTCAGATCATCCAAAAGACCGTTCAGGTTTCGGGTACTCTGGACACAGTAAACAAAGCAGGTCGTAAGTCGGAAAAGGCTTATCAACTGGCTAAAGCATCGGCTGAGATCAAGCGTGATCTGGAGACTATCCTGTGCGCTAACCAAGGTCGTTCGGCTGGTACATCGACTATTGCTCGTAAGCTGGGTTCGCTGCTGTCATGGATCAAGACTAACTCGGACAAAGCATCTGACGGTTCTGATCCAGCGACTATCGGTGTATCGACTCGTACTGACGGTACTCAGCGTACTTTCACCGAAGCTCTGCTGAAAACTGTTGTTGCAGAGGTATATACATCGGGTGGCTCACCTAAGATTCTGATGGTTGGTGCTTCTGGTAAGCAGAAGGTTAGCTCGTTTGCTGGTATCGCTGCACAGCGTTACATGGCTCCGGGCAATACTCCGACCACCATTATCGGTGCTGCTGACGTTTATATGTCTGACTTTGGCACGATGTCGGTTGTTCCTAACCGCTTCATGCGTACCCGTGATGCTCTGGTACTCGATCCAGAATACGCAGCACTAGCGTATCTGCGTCCGTTCCAGACTAACGATCTGGCTAAGACTGGTGACTCTGAGAATACTCAGTTGCTGGCTGAAGTCACTCTGGAAGTTAAGAACGAAGCAGCTCATGGGATCATAGCCGATCTGGACATGGCTCTATAACGGATGTTTGTATAAGTAGCAAATCTCCTCGGCTCTAGGGTCGGGGAGACCTACGAAAGGATTTATGAGTAACCAGATACGGACTCAAACAGTATATGAGGACGGTGACGGCGGGATTGTCATCGAGACGAAGCAGGATGTTACCGAGATCATTGAGGCTAACAAGGCTCAGTTAGATTTCGATAAAGAGCGCAAAGGGCATCTAAACGATCTGCACCATGTAGCCAGAATACCTTTCACGGTTATTGATGTACTTAACCAGATGGGGATTATGAAGGGCTTCAGGGTGATTGATGACGTTGGATTTGCCAAGTGGCTGAATGATCCTGATAATGCTGTCTGGAAAACGTATCGAGGTACAGTATGAGAGTTGGTGTTTGCGTTCCTGCAAGGGATGAGGTTCACACGGCATTTGCGTTTGACTTTGCGAAGATGGCTGCACATGATGCGTCTGTCAGGTGCAAGGATGGTAAGGGCGGTTTAAGCCTTTATACGATGCCGGGAACGCTGATATTTGACCAGCGTGAGAAGTTGGCAGAGGTAGCGTTGAAAGAGGGCTGTGATGCGTTGTTCTTTGTGGACAGCGATATGCGGTTTCCTCCTGACATTATTACTATTCTGCTGAGTCGTGAAGTGCCTATCGTTGGCGTTAATGCGACTACGAGAAGGAAGCCTGTAACACCTACGGCTAAGAAGATGACGCGATTTATGGACGGTGAGACTCTCGTTCATAAATGGGAAAACATCGATAGTCGTGGTAAAGAGGGTATTGAGGAGGTTACAGCGGTTGGATTTGGTGCTGTACTGATCCGCAAAGAGGTATTTGAAAAGACTGGCAGACCTTGGTTTGATGCTGGATGGGGTAAGAATGGAGTCTGTGGCGAGGATGTTTATTTCTGCGTCAAGGCTGCATCAGATGGATTCCCGACCTACGTTGACCATGAACTGTCCATGCACATTCGACACATAGGAACCTATGAGTACGGATGGAAAGATTTTGAGCAATTAGAGGAATGATATGCCGTTTACTTCCTATTCGGACTTAAAGACTACGGTAGCAAGCTATCTAGCCCGTAGTGATTTGACAACCGTCATTCCTGATTTTGTCCGACTAGCAGAAGAACGGCTAAGACGAGACATTCGGACTCGTCAGATGCTTGTAGTTGCCACAGCGACAACGACTGGCGGTGGTTCTACGGTTGGCTTACCGACTGACTTCTTAGAGATGCGCGATGTACATCTAAACACTATGCCGGTGTTTACGTTGCGCTACAAGGCTCCTAATAGCTTCTATGAGACTGCAAGGACTACCGAGAGTGGTAGACCTGTGGACTACACGATTCTCGGCTCAGAGATTCAATTAGCTCCTATTCCAGATACATCTTATACGTTGCAAATGTTGTATTACTCTAAGCCTACGCTATTGAGTGACGCGAATCCGAGTAACGTATTCCTAGCGAACTATCCTGATGCGTTGCTGTATGCGTCACTAGGGGAAGCAGAGCCGTATCTGATGAATGATGCTCGTTTGCAAACATGGTCTGCTTTGTATGATCGTGCGATTAGTGCTATCAATACGTCTGACCAGTCGAGCGAGTACAGCGGTCAACCAATGTCAATGTCTTATAACGTGAGGTAAATCATGGCAGAAATGTCGAACTACCTAGAGAATGCGCTGATTAATGCGACTCTACGGAATACATCTTTTACAAGTCCTACGACAGTTTACGTAGCACTTTATACAACTGATCCTACCGATCCTAATACTGGTACTGAGGTATCTGGTGGTTCCTATGCCCGTGTAGCTGTGACGTTTGGTGCGCCTAGTAACGGTGTCAGTACGAACTCGGCTAACGTAGAGTTTCCTACTTGCACATCGTCATGGGGAACGATAACGCACATTGGCATTATGGATGCGTTGACTACTGGGAACTTGCTGTATCACACAGCGTTGACCACATCTAAAGTGATTGATGTTGACGATATTTTCCGTATTACAACTGGCAACCTATCTGTGACCCTAGCATGAAGATTGATTTCTCTTTTGATACTCAGTACGGTAAGTTCTGCGATGCTCTGCATTTGCCTGATGACCATACGTTTAGCGAATCAGAGATTGAGGCTATGAAGCAGCAGCGGTTAGATAACTGGATTGCTGTTATTACTGCTCCACCTTCAGAAGAACCAGAGGAATGATAAATGGCAGATCGCTATTGGGTTGGTGGGACAGGCACATGGAGTAGCACCAACACGGCTAACTGGTCAGCCTCATCAGGTGGGGCTAGTGGCGCTTCTGTTCCTACGGCTGCGGATAACGTATTCTTTGATGCTAACTCAAACGTAGGAACAGGCACATTTACTGTCACAATGGCAGATACGCCGAGGGTTTGCAACGACTTCACAGCTTCTGGTCTTGATGGAACGATGACCCTAGCAGGTACAAGCATTGGCTTGACTGTTAGTGGCAGTTTATCTTTCCCTGCGACAAACTTTACTCGTACCTATACAGGTACGACCACATTCAATGCCACGACCACGGGCAAGACAATAACGACTAACGGTGTTGCTTTTGGTGCTGCCGTTACGCTTGACGGTGTTGGTGGAGAATGGACACTTGGTTCTGCGCTTACTATGGGCGCAACAAATCCACTAACGCTCAATAATGGAACATTTAATACATCAGCAAGCAATTATAATGTTTCAGCGCAGGGATTTGCTTCATCCAATTCAAACACAAGAACAATAACATTAAATAATTCTACGTTGACATTTAGCACTACTGGTACTGCTTGGAGCATGGCAACTAGTACAAATGCAACGGTAAATGCTGGAAATTCAACAATATCATTAAGCGGTGGAAGCCCGACATTTG